TCATCATTTTCGACAAATTTCTTGTACCAATCATCATACGACATATCCGCAGGAACATGGTACGTCTTATCGTCATCACTATTTCTTGCAGCACGCTCTCCAACCCCGCCGTAGTTATCAGCAAACCATGGAGCTGTCGTGCTTCGGCAGTATACATGAAACGGAGGAGCTGTAACACCTGCCTCGTAGTTCTTCATGTCGAACACCTGGCCATCCATATCCTGACAGATCTCTGATGTATGGCTATCAAGCGTGGCTACGATCTCATACTTCTCAACATCAAGCGCCTTAAAGCAATCCCCCTGACTGAGTGAATTGAAATAGGCCTCTTCAGTCATCACAAGCCGTCCTGCGTTACGCTTACTGACATTCATCTTCTGGCTTATGCTGTCTATCGTCTTTTGTGGATCCGCTCCTGTGAGTATTCCACGGTTCAACTCCTGATGTATCGTGCTGAGGAGCTTCGTCTTGTTCTCCCAGATACGATCAGAGAAGTTCTTTCCGTCAGGAGCCCACGGCTTTGTTATCAGGCGGTCTATCGTTCCCTGATCTATACGACCGATATCTGTTCCAATTCCTATCCCACGTGCTATCTCGTAGGCCGTGTGGTAGTAGCCTGTCTTATATACATCCTCAAGAACTCCTGTCGTTTCTCCAAGCTGTTCGGCTGTCACTCTTTCAAGCGACTGTCTGATCTGGAGCTCAAGGGCTTGTAATCTTGAGATATGCACCTTTGCGGATGCGTTCTCAAGTTCTTTCATCCATCCCTGATCGAGTGCATTTTCGTGGCCGTACTTGATATATTCCTTTACATCCCACTTAAACTCTTTCAGAGCGTTCTTATCGAGCATCTTCTTAGCTTCCGCAAGTGTGATCTCGTTATTGTCAGCAAAACGCTGATACCATACTCTGATCTTTGACTCGACATCTTTTATGGCTCTGTTATATGCTCGCTCGATATCCGTAACGACTGTTACAGCCTTTTTATTCTGAGCGGCTTCGAGATCCTTAAATCTCTGCTGCCAGTATGCCGAATCTCTTGATCTCATAACTCATCAACCCTCACATAAAGATTATCGGGAGTTATGGATGTGAAGCTGTCTTTACTCAGCTCCACCCATGCTACTACTGCCCCGGTTCTTTTCTCTCTGACTGTTACCAGCGTCCTTTTCTTCTTGAACAGGCGCTTCAGCAAACGGATCATAAAGCTCAACCTCCTTCGCTCTCTGAGCTTCCAATCTTTCAAGCTCTTCATCAACATCATCAACCCACGGATGCTTGCTGAGGATGGTCTCTTCTGAGATTATGCCAACTGACTGAACACAGTTCGCTATGATCTCGCCCTCGTTCATCATAATATCACGATTGAACTCAATATCCATCGGTGTCTTGGAGTAGTCTCCTGATCCGGTGTTCATAAGATGATTATTGACAAACCACAGCAGATCCTCAAATGTGGCCTGAAGCTCTGTCTCCATATCATTCGCATCCAAATCAATGTCTGAATACATACTCATGATGTTCATCTGATTCGGATTAGCCCCGAGTTTATCATCTTTCGCATCATAACTCTTGGCATTCTCAATGAGCGCCTTCTTAAACATCCGCAGAATGTCATCATAGTTGGAAGCATCGACCTTAACCTCGAGCGTCTCAACTCCACCCTTCGTCTCGCCATCATACCTGACCTTTACAGCTCCGTATGTGGCAAGATTCCGTCTAAACTCTCCCAGATTAGTTCCATCGTAGTTTTTCAGGACAAGAATGGTGTTCCTTGCATCCTCCTGCATATTGTTTTCAAAATCGGACAGCATAATGTTGATGCCGTCCTGCAAGGATTTCACTTTATTCAGGAGCGGGATCTCCTGCTCATTGTACTTGATCGGAATGAGTGGGATGCGCTCCCAGTTAAACGATTCATCACCATATGTCACATATGCGTAATCTGATTCGCCTCTTGTATTATCAGGAGTGAGAGAAGCTCCATCAAGGATGTAACAGTGTACTCCGTTCTGATCGAACACTTCAACCTTCTCCACATCCTTTAATTGCTGGCCTTCCCACATCTTAACGATGTAAAGCCTTATGGCCGCCTGAAGTCTTGTGTGCTCCGAATCCTCCCATATCGGAAGAATCTCATATCCGGGGAAATAGCGGAATGAAAACTCGCCATCCTGATTATAGTATGGATAAAACCATCCGATACCTGTGTTCATCGATCCTTTGACTGCTTCTTTGAGCGTTTTCATGAATCTTTTGTTGAACACTTCAGAGAGAGCCTCTTTGTAGGCTTCATCATCTCCGTCAAGTGTAAACGGATTACCTACCAAATAGTTGGCTTTCATATCAACAGCCTTGCCATACTGGTTATCGATGATGTGATTGTTCGGAAGATTATCAACATCTTCCAGCTTGCCATCTTCTCCAATCACCTGACGTTTGCGATACTTGATATCATGATCGCCCTGATAGTAAAGCTGTCCTTTTATCTGATCGCACCTCTTCTCCGACAGTTTCCAGTCTTTGATGAGCTTCTCGATCTCTCTGATATCAGACATCTCAGGCTTGAATCCATAGAGTATCGCATTCGATATCTTCTCAGTCACTCTCTGAATGATCTCCATCGTTCACACTCCTACTCAAACGAGAACGCTTCACCCTTGCTGACATCTTCGACAGCATAGCGCATAGCGTCCATCAAGTGGTTAAAATCATCAATCGGGCGATTTATCATCTGCCCGGTCTTTGTATCTGTATCCCAAGTGTAGTTGCTTATCTCCGTAAGGAAATTAACACATCTCGGGTGAATCACAATATGATAATCCTGCAAAAAATCAATACCGGCTTTGATTGAATCCTTGCCTTTTCGTGCTTTCCTGATATGCTGGATGCCAAGATCTCGCAACCTGTCGATTGACTTCGGCTCAGCTGAATCAGCTGTGATAGTCTCTTTTGCATATCCGGCAGCGGTTATCTTTTCATAAATCCGCTCGTTGCTCATTCCTTTTTCGTAGATCTCATCAAACACCCAGAGCATCTTGGCTGTCGTATCGATGAAGCCACAAAACAAAGCAGTCGGATCATTCGTATAACCAAAATCGAGACCAAACCTTGATCGGATTCCCGGTATAGATCTGATCTCGTCTATTGAGAAGGCTTTCTCCTCCCAGTTCTCATATATGACACCCTCTACGATACCCCAGTCACCAAGCCCGGCAACTCTGTATCTGCGTGGGTTTCTGACTCGCATATCTTCAAAGACTTTGCGATCGGCATCATCAAGCCACTCATTACACATATAATTCGTTGTGATCGCAAGCGTTTCATCATCCGGATCATCAAAGAATCTCTTCTTGATCCAGTGATGTTCGTTCCATGGGTTAAATGTCAAAGTCACTTGTTTGAATAGCTTTGACTCAGTCGGTATCGCACCACGGATTGATTCATTCAGCATATCGAAATCAGATTCTTTCGTGATCTCATATGCCTCCTCTATCCACATCCAGCACAGATAACCGTTTTCAACTGTGATAGATGTAACTTTCAGGGGATCGTCCATCCCTCTGAATAATATCTTTTGCTTGTTGCCTTCGTTATTCGTATATGTAATCTCAAGCGGATTTTCTTTTATATCCCATCGCTCCGGATCCATATTAAAAAACTCACACCAACGATAGATTGCCCATTTTAGATCCGTGTAACATGAATCCTTTAGCGTTCTGTACACTTTCCTGACTACCAAGATGTTCGACTGCGGATATTTCATCATCCTAAAGATGAGGTTCAATGCGGTTGTTTTTGATTTTTTACTCGCACGAGAGCCTTTGCATACCCGGTAACGACCTTTGAATGATAAAAACTCACCATAGCCCCCGCCAAATACATCCGACGGTCTTTTACTGGTCGCAGTCGTCAACTATCATCACCGTTCCTGTTCCGGTCAGATTGACCTTATCTGAATACAGACCATATCTCTTACCAAGGAGCTCCGCTGCTTTTAATTTGTCTTTTTCATCAGGAGCCTTTTTGACATTCTTCGCTTCACTCAATCCATCGCCTGTTGCTTCCACGACTACGATCTCTGATTCAGACTCACCACGGACAACGCTTGTAAGATATCTGAGAACTTCCTCAGCATCCGCAATCGTCTTATCGTGCATCTTTTCAAGCTGGTCATCTATATATGATCTGATGTCAAGTTTTGACAAGAGTTGATCAGCAATCTGTCTGGCCGTCTTTTTCGAATACCCGGCACGGATAGCAGCCTGCGTTCCGTTCTGGTCAATCAGGTATTCATCACAAAATCTTCGCTGTTTTCCAGTCACACAGACCACCTCCTTTTCTGTCTGGAAATAAAAAAGAGACACGCACACTCATATGTGGTATCTCTTCACATTCTTCTATCGATTATATCATAACATAACTTTTCGATTCCGTCAAGTTCCATTTTTCAATATTACATCATAAAATTCGTCCAGCGCTTCCCCATAAAGATCGTAAGTCTTCGATGTTTTATACTTCCAGTTCCTGATCCTTAATATCTCACTGATGGATTTACCATCGATGAAAGCATACTTCAATATCCGGATATGTTCATGATCGTGCAGCATTCCGATCTGGGAAGTGATCTCATTCTTAGTATCAACATATCTATCGATCTGCTCATTGATCTTTTGTTCAACCTCGAAGTATTTCTCCAGCGTTATCGTAAACCTTGCCTCTAAAGGCTTTGATGACTGCACCCTCTCCGCAGAATAATCAAACGATCCTGTGGTAGTACACATCAGCATCAGGTCATTCCTCTCATCGATCTTGGCATTGATTGCTTCGTTCATCGTCCTGATCCTGTTCAAGTAATCATACGATGCTTGTTGATGTTTTGTTAAATACATGACATAACCCCCTATCGAACATACGTTTACGGAAAGATCTACAAGATATTTCTATATATTTTATTTTTTATACAAAAACTCTGCGATTTACAGATTTTTTCAAAATTACTAAGAAATCAAAAACATCCGTTCCATCTTGGAGTAAATCTCCGCAACCCCCGAAAACACTGGGCGCATTCAACTCCAAGATCTATTTTGAGATCTTGCAGACTTCTTATTATAATGTGTTTTTACTCTTATAAATTACCCGCTGCCCACACCCCGGACAATAGCAAACCCTCTCATAGAGCGGCTTTTCACAGTTCGGACATTTGTAATCTGTCAAAACCATCGGCTGATCTCTACGGACAGATCTCAAAACTTCTTCCGCTTCTGTCTTATCCATCGGATACTTTCCAAGATTAAAATTCCAATTTTTAAGATTTGTAAATGCTCTCATATTTTGATCACCTCCCAGTGTCCATCATTAAGTCCCTGAATTGATATAGGTTTCCTGATACGAATGTTCCCGATTGCTTCATCCCTCCATAGCTTACCATGTGCATCGAGTGAAGTCCGATCCGATATATCTACCACAACAAAATGATTAGGCTCCTTCTCATACCTTACAAAATCATACGGCTCAAACTTACTTAGAATATAAGCATGAGTAAGGATGTTGACCGCAGCTCTGGCACGACCGTCGATGATCCCTGATAGTACTTCCGGATCCTGTAGATAATGTAATGCGTCTATCACTGTCATATCATCACCTCACGATCGCATAGGTGTCATCCCACCAGATGACACGCCTGAATGTCTCATAAGTCATATAAGCATAGCCGTTATTCCCCCACTGCTCGCCCCATGAGTTCCTGAACTCGATGAGCTTAGTCTCATTATCATAGCCTACAAATACGATCGCATGGCCGACAGGACAACGCTCAGCCTCCTCCTTGGTTGGTGTGTTCATGATATAATAACTGTTGTAGCTCTTAAAACACCACGCCACAGCTCCGGCAACAGGATATCCGGATACAAGTGCCTGCTTGAGCTGTTTGAGATTTTTCAGTTCGTACCACTTCTTGATCTCTCTGCCTTTCAATCCATTAGCGTATGCCTCAGCGGATGGTTTGAGATTCCATGGTTTCTCGTTTGGCCAGACGGCAGCGGAACAGGCACCATATTTTTTCACGGCCTTGAGAGCGATCTCAACACTGGATCCATCATCAACCATCGGGCGCTCATCACATTTTTGCTGATAATAGGTAAATGTGGTAGACGGCATCCACTTCCCCGGATTATTGTGATAGATCATATCGTCACATCCAAGCACTGCGTTTGATGTGCAGCTCCCATAGTGTTGGAAATACACCGGCGGGAACTTATCCTTGATCGAGTACGAAGTTGGCACCTGAATGAGACAGGCTTTGCGTTTACTCGGTCTCAGGTTTGTCAGTTTGGATTGAAATGTCCTGCGTTGCTTTTTCTTACATCCCATCAGCTGTTGCATAACTGTATACCTCCGAAAATTATTAACGCTAAAATTAACAATAGCACTATAAAAATTAAAACATCAATTATCTTTTCTAACATTATATCCCTCTGGCAGCGGTATCCAAGCGAGTGGTTTCCCCAGATACTTCCACCACCGGAATTCTCCGTTCATGTAATTAACTATAGAGACATATCCATCATCGAACGAAACTAAAACCCTCCCATCGCCATCGGGCTCACGCTCAGTAAGTGGGATCCACTCCGGGTAAATATCGTCACTCTCAAGAGTTACCATTGCGTCATCTAATATATCGCGCATACGTTCAATGATCTGCGATTGTGTCATGCTGTTCACCTCCCTGATAGTAATATATTGACTATATTTATATTATTTATTACTATTAGTCATTTCGCGTCGTGCTGTATTCATATCGTGATCGTTCTCAGGCCGTAACATCTGGGTACCGTTTGCCTTCGGGAAGATCTTACGTACTTTGTGGAATAAAGCATCATCAGCGTCATCTGCCAGAATGATACACTTTAATGTTGTACCCTCAAAAATCTTATACCAATTCATCTGTATCCTCCTTATATTTGAGTATAGGTCTTATTCTCGGTCTCCCGTGAATTGCTCTTCTGATAGTCTTTTCGCACACTCCAAACGCATCTGCTACCTGCATCAGTGTATATCCCTCGCACCACTTTGTATAAGCCCATTCCTTTTGAGCGATTGTAAGATATGATTTTTGCTTTCCGGAAGTTGCCCCTGTTGCATATACGGAGTTCAGGGAATGTGATTTATATTTACTCATGTGTTAATTCTCCTCGTAATATTTCCTTCCACTCCGGAAGAGATATTGGAACATCTGCGAACTCATCTTCATTCGTACCGCATATGATCACTGTGCCTACGATGTCATCACCATTGAGAGTAAAATTATAATCCAATTCGTCAATCTTCCCTCTTCATTGCAGATCATGACCAGATCCGATCTGAGAGGAACCACCTCAATATATCCCTCAACAGTACGCTGTAAGTTTTTCAAAGTATTTGAGATATAAGTCATATGCCCATACTGCTCATCTGGTCTTTTAATGATTACTTTTATCTTCGCCATATGATTTACCATCCTTTCAAAAAACATCCATCAGACAAGCAAGGTTGAGTGACCTTTTCAAATTGTTAATACAAAACTACAGCTACAAATATTTAGCCTGCCCGGTGGATAAGCCGATACCTGTAAGGTTCATCATTAAAAGATTCGCTCCTTGCAATTTCTCCGTGCTATATAGTCACGGCTACCTTTTAATGACTGTGGAATTTCATCGGCGTTATACATTCCTATACATAAATCCTCGACCGGGATTGATGTATCATTTTTCTGTCTTGCTTTCTGTCTTATATGGTTCTGCTACAACAACTATCACATCTGGCTCAACTGCATAAAACTGCTGTATTTCAGCTTTGCACCATTCCTCTTTAACTATATATTCAAGTATCATGTCGCTTTGAATCGCCATGTCCAATTCATAATTATGGTTATCCGAGCCAAAATACTTACACTCAATCCAACTATCTGCACTATCTTCGCTTTTGAATACATAGAGCGTAGTCGGTGGTGCTATTGTAGGTCGAGAAAAGAATTTACTCTTGAATTCACTTAATGTCATTCCTCACCCTCGCTTTCCTGTGGTTCAACCTTGCACCCCTGTTTTTCCAATAGCTCTAACTTTGCAAGTGCCAGTCCGATTGTTGTTGCCGTTCCGTATGATAGGCTTTTTTGTATCAGCGAAAAATCCTCTTGTGCTATCTCTGACATATTATCATTCCAATCAAAAGGCTTTACGATTATTTCAGCCATTCCCTGTCCTTGCTTTCTGCCATCTTCCCGATATTTATGTCGGGAACATACGGCTCTGGTAACGGCATCCATGCTATAACATCTTCGTTTTCAGGAAAGTGCGTATCGCTTGACATATTTGTTAAGCATTCCCACCTATCATCTTTATAGCTGAATGAAGCAAGTGTTATAAAATCATCATTACAGCAAGCAAGTACAACTTCGTAATGACCCGGCATTTTCTTACTAACAGGAATCCACCTCATAACTGATGGAATCTCCCTTATCTCTGATTCACCATTTCCATATCTGCAAGCATTGATTGCCTGCCGTCTGTCTATCAAATCAATCATCCCACTGCCTCCTCAATAACATCCTGAAGCTCCATCAGTGGATATGATAGTGCTCTTCTGTCTCCGATGTAGATTATGTGACCTATGCCCTCTTCGGTACCAACGACATCGAGCCATGCCCATGTGAGCTCACCCCACTGAATCAGGACAGTTCCTGATGGAATGATATCTTTATCCGTTCGGATCTGCCATGGTAAGAGCGTCGGATCATATACAAGCCTAAATGGTTTCTTCTGTTTCGTTTGTCGTTCTTGTTTCTGCTTGGCCTTTTTCTTGACTTTCCTTACCATTTTCTCTGCCTTAGTCTCAGGGCGAACCACCCACACTTTTCTATGCTCTTTGAATCCATCTCCTTCTGCCGTAAATAGATCAAGATGCGTGCCATATCTCGCAAAATTACCACAATCCTGCACGATACCATATCCGAATCCCTCTATATACAGTTGCGTTCCGTATGGAAACGCTGGATCATACATATCAACCGCTATCGTGTGATACTCCGTAGCCCTCGCTCCGGTCGATGTGGCTCTGGAGCCTCTCGGAGTGTTATCTGACACATGGTACGATGTGCAGACCATCTCTCCAGCGTATTCTTTGACTGTCTTTGCTCCGGCAGTAGCTGATATGATGAAAATAAGTAACAAAGTTACTGCACACAATTTCTTACGCATTACCATCCTCCATAATCTTTGATACTCGTTTCTGAATCAGATCCTTGGCTTTTATGCAGGCTTTTTCCGCATCCGAAAACTCAGGGCAACACTCGACATTATTCACAAATATATCCTCGGCAAGCTCAAGAGCTTCAAGATAGCGGAAACATCTCGCCACGAGCATAACTTTGTTACCTTTTTCCCACTCAGTTATCATTTTTATCCTCCTTATCAAACACTCTTTGTTTTTTATTTGCCTTCTTATTCCAAATTGTTATTACTTTGTAACCATACTCCCTACATATGCTCCGACTAAACTCGATATGAGATACAGGCTGGAAGTTATTTGCCACACAGAAACTCTGATATTTGTCATAAATCTCTGATGTGGTCTGCTTTTCGATCTTAATATCTTCCTCATCGCACATCCGCACAAATCCTATGATCGGATTATTACGCTCGTGATACTCTTCCAGAGCCTGAGTAACGACGCCCGGCTGTGTAAACTTCTGATTATTAAGAATCCTGAAGAGCCCGTCAAGGCCTATCTGTATGAGATACTCCATTACATCCTGATTTCCAACGAGATCACGCCTGATATCCTGCTTGAATCCCTTCTTTTTAACATCAAACTTCGCTCGGAATGGGATGATTACAAGCCTGCTCAGAACAGCTCCTGTCTTATCCTTGATCCTCGGAATATCGTTCGCAGAGAAGATCAGTTTAGAATAATTGTTAAACTCAAACGGATCCTTGCCCTTCATCTCCACGCTTACACGCTCCCCGGATGTCAGTTTCTTAAATATTGCCGGATTTGCAATAAACTCATCTCCGATATCATCCCCGATGTTTGCGAGTTTCCCAAACAATTCCGCAGTTTTGAATCTGTCCCCGAGCTCCTTTAAGTCAAGAGCTGCGATGTTGTCTTCTCCAAGGAGTGATTGTATGACTGCCAAAAATGTTGATTTACCGTTGGATCCGTCACCGGTCAGAACAAAGGCTTTCCTCAGTTCATTTCTACGATAGAAACAATACCCTATCATCTCTTCCAGCAGTGTCCTAACCTCCTGATCTCCGCAGCATATCCGGTCGAGCACCTCATCCATGTTCTTGTCATACGCTGATTCGTTGTAATCCCAGTCGATCTTGTTCGTTACTATCTTCTCGTAAGTGTGCTCCGTAAAATCTCCGGTACGAATGTCAAACAGTCCATTCCTGAATGCTATCAAATCCGCATCCATCTCGGAATTATTCTGAATGAGAATATTCAGATAATCTAAAACCTCAGATCTCTTCGTTCTGTTCAGCTGCGGAAGAGCTTCAATCATGGCCGCCTCGATGTTCTGCTTACCCTTGACATAAATCCCATCCTTATAGATGTGGAGCTGGCCACCGATCTTGACGATGTGCCTGTTATTTTTCAGATAAATCGCAAACTTATCAAATAAAAATACATTTTTCACGAAGAAAACAGGCTTTTGGAATGCGTCATCTCTGAGGATAGTCTCGATCTCGTTATCTAATAATGGATCCGATAGTACAAACTCATTTATCAGCCGGATACACTCTCTGCACTCTTCCACAGTGAAGTCATTTGACTGAAGAGTGAGAATATAATTAAATAGTGCCTGATTCCTACCATCCCCGGCTTCCATGTTAAGAAACTCCATTTTAGCCTTTACCGGATGCAGCCACTTTGGAAGAACCGGATCCGCGGCATCGCTCGTATCATATAGGATTTTCCGCTCTTTATCTTTGAACTTGAGTACGGAATAAGAGTTTCTCGTTCCGAGCTTAATGTCAGATATCAATCCTATCGCCAATCTCGTTCCGGTCTTGTTGGTATCAACTCCCGAGTTCTTAAACAGGAAGTGCTTACCTCTGGTCGTTTCATACACACGACAGCATATCTGTTTTTCTTTGACAATCCGGAAGAGTTTATCCGACATCTCCCTGTCATCAACATCTATGAGGATGGTATCGTTTGCGAGTATCCCGGCGAATTCAGGAAGTGCTTTCACCTGTTCGTATGTCTTGAAGTCCTTCCTACCTTTGAACTTCTCTATACAGCGTTTATTTGATGTCTCAACATAACCTTTGAAAAAGTCCACGCTACCACCTCAGTTCATCTATTATTTTGATATGATTCCTTAATTTTTTATTTTTCCTCAATAGGCTCTCCCCATAGTTCTTAGCCTCTCGTGATTTTGATTCGTATTCACGAATCCGCTTCTTCATATCCTTAAACTCATCATCTGTAACTCTCGATCCGTCGTAATGAAACGGCTTTGCTGCTTCTGCTTTCAGCTCCGCTGCCTTTGTGCGATTATCTACATAAGTATTAGCTGCTGCCTTTGCTAAGGCTTCATTATCAGCAACATAACTCTCGAACTCCCTTTTAAGATCCGCTACCTTTTCAGCACGGTCACAGTCTCGAGATACAATCTTTTTGAGAATCTCTCTAAATTGAGACTGCGGAACCGGGAAGAATCCTCTGACATCAAATTGAATGCATCCTGATGGATAATTTATGATTAAAATCTGCATCCGAAGTCCTCCAGTCTTTTCTTTGTAAGATTGATATACCATTGCTTATCCAACTTTTTCGGACATTTCACTCCGTTCACTTCGTCGTTATAGATCATGCAGTGTTCAGGTGAGTTCTGTATCTTTTGAGCTTTTTTAGTTTGCTTGTGTACCTTTTTCACCCCCGGATCTTTGCTCGATGTGGATGCGAATATCCTTATACACTTCTCATTGAGTTTCTTGGTTCCATACAGTATGTGAGAATACTTATATGAGATTTTTGTTACCAACTGGAACTCTTTCAGATCATCGCAACCTTTTATCGTGACAGCCGGATCCACTCCGTTTATCATGAACTCTTTCATGGCCTTATTGATGATTGGAAGGTCATAATCAAGGTCATTCAGATTTTTAAGATATGCACCCTTGCACTTCATAGCTCCGGTCTCACGATCGATCAGGAGATAGTTATTAACATCTTTTTGGAAGAGCTCACCGAAGAATGTATCAAACTCCATCTCCATTCCTGTTCTCTGCTCCCACTCATATACGATGTCATCTATCAGGTCAAAGTCTCTATCATAGTCATTCAGCTCGATGAGAATACCATCCGTGTTGTTCTGTATTAGGCGCTTGATGTGTGGCTCCAAATGTTCGATGAGATCGAGTAACATCATCTGACCGTTCACACATATCGTATTGTTACTCATGGGATCATAGAGCGCAGATGATGGCTGTTTCATCTGTCCTGAAATAGCATTGTCCATGATCTTGAACGGAAATCTTGCCTTCTTATCGCCTTTTTTCTTAAACTCAATATTTGAACTGTGGATATACTCGAAGTTCTCCGGGTTATCCATGACACGATATCCTGTCTTATACTTCCACTGGATGCTTGGATAGTAAGCCGTCACATCGATTATGATGAACTTACCGACCAGATGCACCTTCGGGATCGCACCATGCCCACCACCCCACGAATAGATATGTGGCACCCCTGCAACCATCACTTCCTGCTTTTTCTGATAGTCGTGATTCTCAGGCTTTTTGTACCACTCGGCTATGTACTTATACTTTGATAGCTGAACACAGTCAAAGATCGGAAAATCAAACTCATCATCAAATGTCTGGCCTTTTCGGTTCCCTCCGAGAATCTTCGCAGCAAGCTGAGACTTGGTCTTGTTGATGTCGTCCATCGGGAGCTTGAAGTGGTTGATGAAATACATTACAGTGTCAAACTCTTCCTTGCGACGCATAAACACCTCGGCCGTCTGCATTACATCATGTGTACAGTATTTGACAGTCTCTTCTATTTCTGTATCAGTCAGTTTTCTGTCGATATCAAACGGAACAGATGTTTCTTTGATATCGTTCCCCATGAAACCCTCGAATGACTTCAAGCCTCGATCGGTTCCGAGCATCACGTCATAGTTCCAGAGCTGATAATCTCTGAACACCCCTGAATACTTCCATCCCGGTTCACCATCGACGATGATAAAATCGTTGATCTCTTTGGGATTAAACCCTGCAAGAATACCTTTGAGGATATACTGGTCGTAGTGGCGGGAATTAAATCCCGCCCATATATCACGCTGATGTTCTTCATAGAACTCACGCAACTCATCCGGATCATTGATGATCGTATGAATCTTATGTGCTTCCATATCAGCGATAACAACCAGCCAATCTTTTTTGAAAACCTCAAAGTCGTAAAAAAGTAAGCTCATGACTTATTCCTTATCAAATACGGAGTTTACGTAATAAACGTCATATCCCTTGTTGTTCTTGGCCTTCTTGATGGCGTATTCATAATTTTTGGTCACATACTCGAAAACATCCATAATGAGATCGTTATATGCGGTATAGCCACCCTCTGCGGTAAACTCGATCTCATCATCGAAGTCCGGGGCAAGATCCCTCAAAAACTGATTGACGATGTGAATCTGGAAGCCTTGCTCGATGATCTGATTCATAAACATCATCTGACCTTTATAATCGCCTTTAAGTATCTTCATCCAGCATGAGAACATCGGCTTTTTGGTGGAAGACTTCTTTATCTCCATCTTATTGATCTCACACTCATACTCCCCTGTAGGAACGTCCTTAAACTCACCATTACCGCCGTTCTCCTCTGCGGTCTTGATGTCATCTGTCAACCCTTTGAGATCGATCTTCTTGTCGAACTCAGCAAAAATGTCTGCACTCATAACTTAATCCTCCTTGTCTCTGGTGCGCCTTACACGGCGTCTTGGTTTCTCAGTTTCCTCCGCTGCCTCATTAAGCTCCTGTTCAGTCTCTTCCGCTATCTTGTCAGCTTCCTCGCTGAAATATGGAACTTCAGTCTCAGGCAGCGGATTTTTAGGCCTTGACGATGATCTTGCAGCTTTCTCAGTCGCAGCCTTATATACATTAAAGAGTTCATCCACATCCAGCGGGATTTCTGTTCTGTCAACTTTCAGACGGCCACCGCCAAAGACCACCTCATCTGACTTAAATGTGAATGTTCTCTTATCGTCCTCAGATACCACCCTTGCCACGATATCAACCATTCCGGCTATCTTGAGAGCCACCTTATCTCTCAAGTTCGGTTTAATCGATGTGACCTTATCGCCTGATCGCTTGGTTATGTCCTTAGTTGTATCCTCGTGACTTATCAGGATAATATTTTCATAATCAAGATTCATAAGCCTGCGGATCGTGGTAAGGAACTCCATCGTAACCTTATCCCACGCTCTGAAACTATCATCTGACTCATGTGTGATGTTCAGTTCAGAGTACATATACAGACGACAGTGCTCATAAAGATCTTCCAGAAGGTCAACCACGATAGTCTTAAATGTGTTATCCTTGAGCTCAAGCGTAGCGATCACATCCTTGAAAATCTCCCAAGCGTATGTTCTCTCCGTGATCCTTCCTGACTGTTTAACCTCATCACGGATGCGGATCACCGGAGCATCGACATACTTGGTGTTGCCGTCCGTGTTGATCATGAGCGGATCCGGGAATCCGTTCGCAAAAGTAGTTTTACCAGAGAACGGAGCTCCATACATCCAGATTGTCCGTCTCGGTGCGTCGGAGATTGTCCGGCGCTTGTTTTCGGGTAACTGAAACATAATCTTTTCCTCCTTTTTGTTATTTTGGATGCCGCAAATCTCCC